GTCTACGACTCGGTGGGCATCGCCAAGGTCATCGCCAACTATGCTGACGACCTGCCGCGCGCCGATGTGGCCCGCGTCGAGAAGACCATCCGGGTCAAGACCATCGGCGATAGCTACGGCTACAACGTCAATGAGCTGATCGCCTCCAACGCGACCGGCGCGAACCTCCCGACGCGCAAGGCCAACGCCGCGCGTCTGGCGGTTGAGATCAAGCTGAACCTGATCGGCATGGTGGGTGATGCCGACTACGGCCTGTTCGGCCTGACCAACCACCCGAACATCGGCACCACGACCATTACCGGCGGCTGGACCATGGCCACCGATGCGGACGTGATCCTGGCCGACCTGGATGCGATCTACAACGCGGTGCGCGTGCAGTCGAAGGGCGTGCACACTCCGAACCGCTTCGCCATGGCCACCGAGCCGCTGTCGATCATCAGCTCCAAGCGACTGCCGGATTCGAACGGGCTTACCGTTGCTGAGTTCTTCCGCCGGAAGCACCCGGGTCTGGTGTTCGATGAGATGGCCGAACTCGCGGGCGCGGGGCCGGGTGGCGACGATCTGATCATCGCCGGCGAGTTCGCGCCGGACAACATCACCCACGACGTGCCGATGCAGTTCAACCAGCTGCCGGCACAGGCTCGCAACCTGGAGCTGGTGGTGCCGTGCATGGCCCGCAGCGCCGGCGTTTCGGTCTTCTACCCCCTCGCGTTCACCAAGGCGGTGCTGTGATGGCGACCTACAGGAACAAGTCCACGGCTGCGCACGTCCACGAGGGCAAGGTGATTGCCCCGGGCGGCACCTTCGATGCTTCGCCGACGAAGAATCTCGGCAAGCTGGTCAAGGCCGAGCTGCTGGAGGCGGTCTCTGCGGCCGCCGGCTCCCAGTCCGGCGCTGGCGGCGACGGCGAAGACAAAGCCGCGTTGGTCGCTCGCGCCAAGGAACTGGGCGTTCCCAACGCTGGTGCCAACTGGGGCGTCGAGAAGCTGAAGGACGCCATCGCTGAGGCCGAGAAACAGGCCGGTGCGGGCGGCGACGGCGACAAGAAGGACGCCTGACCCATGGCTACCGTCATCGAGATCCTGGACTTCCTCGCCCCGGGCCTGACCGCCACGCCGGAAGAGAAGGCCACGGCCATCTCGATGGCGGAGGCCTACAGGCCGGATTGCCTCACGGAACAGAAGGCTGACGAAGCAGTCGCGTGGTACGCCGCGTGGCTGCTCTACAGCCGCCAGCAGCAGAAGGAAGCTGCGGAGAACGGCGAGGTCGTCCCGCTGGGAGTGAAATCCCAGACGGACGGCGACCTCAGCCGAACCTACTTCGACGGCGCCACCGGTGGTGGCGTCGTTGACCCGGCGGGCTTCTATGCTCGATGGGCTGCTCTCAACGACATCTGCGCGAGGCTCGGCGCCATCACGGTGAGCCCAGCGCCAACGGGGTGCTGCGGATGGCCGCGATAACCAAGAGTAGCGGCGATGGGCTAGAGCAGTACCTTCGGCAGGTTGGTGCCCTCGACGGGCGCGGCGTGAAGGTGGGAGTGCAGGCCAACGCTGGCGCCCAGGATGGGGTCAGCCTACTGGACATCGCGATCTACAACGAGCTGGGCACGGCCGATATCCCTGCACGTCCCTTCATACGGGACTTCGCCCAGAAGAACGAGCGAGTGCTCGGGTTGGCCATGGACCGAGTCGCTACGCGTGTGGAGCAGGGGGCGCCGATCGACACCGGACTGGCGCAGCTTGGCGAGTTCGCGCAGCAGCAACAGCAGGCCCATGTCCGCGCCTCGAAAAGCTGGGCCATTCCCAATGCCCCCTCCACGGTGGCCCAGAAGGGAAGCGATGTACCCCTGGTGGACCACGGCACCCTGGTCAACGCCATTCGCTGGGAGAAGGTCTGATGGGCATGCTCGGGGAACGAACACATCCGCGCATCACCCGTGCGCCCGGGAGCTACGTGAACGGGCGATGGGTGGAAGGCACCGAATCGCAATCCGACTTCCGAGCCAGCATCCAGCCGGCGAAGAAGGAGGACTATGACCAGCTGCAGGCGCTGGCCGAGGGACGGCGAGTCGAGTCGGCAGTTCGGATCTACACCCGCACACCGCTGGCTGTGGCCGGCGACACCGATAGCAACGGCGACATGGTTCTTTACTGCGGTGATCGCTACCTGGTCACCGCCGGCAGTGACTGGAACATGGGCATGCGCGGGGTAAACCATTACCGCTACCTGGCCGTCCGGCAGAAGCTGTCGAGCGAGGAGGGCACATGATCGAAGATGAAATCCGTGCCCTGATCGCCAAGGCGACCACCCTGCAGGTGATCCTCGCCAACCAGAATGGCCCCCGCCCGAAGCTGCCATACATCACTCTTCGGGTTGATACGGCGCCTCGCGCGCCGCTGCTGGAAGCCGATCTGAGCGACGACGGTGTTCAGACCTATGCCGCACACCGAGACGCCACCGTAGAGCTGCAGTGCTTCGGCGATGGGTCCTTCGATGCGCTTGACGATCTGTCACAGCGACTGAAAGGGCCTTCAATGGTGGCCGCAGGGTACGCAGCCAACATCGCCGTATACGCCACTGACGGTGTGCAGAACATCCCAGTCCTGCGCGACGGGGCGAAGTATGAGCCCCGCGCCGTTCTGGACCTCGGCATCCGCTACACCAAACAGCACGACGAAGACGTCGGGCTGATCAAGACCGTGCAGGGCGAGATGACCCTGCAGGACCACGGCACAGACCTGGTCGACACGTTCGAAGCCATCAGCGCCACCTGAGCGCCCGGCATCCGCAACAAGCCCACCCGCGCCGCCAGGCGTTCGTTTCCATGCCCAGGAGCAACCTGCAATGGCATCCATTGACCGCATCGCCAAGGTCGAGATTTCGCTGGCGACCACCTCGATCAATCAGCAGTCCTTCAGCGACTTGCTGTTCCTCGCCCCGCTGCCTGCGTCGGCCGACCGTGTGTTCCTGGTCACCTCCGCCGACGAGCTGCTGGACCATGGCGTCGCACTGACCGATTCCCTTTACAAGGCCGTCCAGACTGTCTTCCAGCAGGATCGGGCGATCGATCAGGTGTACGTGGGCCGCCGCACTGTGGACGAAGACGGCGACCCGACCGAGACCATCACCGAAGCCCTCGTGGCCATCCGCGCCGCCCATTCCGGCTGGTATGGCCTGATCCAGCTGTCGCGCGTCGCGGCCGAGATCATGGAAGCCGCCGCCTGGGTTGAGGCAAACGACAAGCTGCAGCTGGCCAGCAGCGGCGACGTAGGCATCATCGCCGCAGGCGACGCGGACATCGCCAGCCAGCTGAAGGCGCTCAACTACAACCGAACGGCGCTGTGGTATCACGCCAGCGCCGGCACGGAGTGGGTGGACGCCGCCCTCGCTGCCAATCGCTTCACCTATGACCCTGGGGCCGAAACCTGGGCGAACGTGCGGCTGAGCGGTGTGCAGACCGACCCGCTGACCGAGGGGCAGTCGCAGATCGTGCGCAGCAAGAACGCGAATACCTACGAACAGTTCCGCAATCTGGGCCTGACCCAGTACGGGACCGTCGCCAGCGGTGAATGGATCGACATCATCCGCTTCCGCGACTGGCTCAAGGATCGCGTGCAGACCGGCATCGTGGATGTGCTGGCGAAGGCCGACGGCAAGATCCCGTACACCAGCGCCGGCATCCAGGTGATCGTGACCGCCCTGCGTGCTGCCCTGGATGCGGGTGTAACCGCCGGTGGCATCGCGCCGCGCGAGACCGACGCCAACGACAACGTGCTGGAGTCCTACCGGATCACCTATCCCGGCCTCGCTGAGATTGCCGACAGCGTGAAGTCGCAGCGCCTCCTGGAGGGCATCAAGTTCTCCGCCAGGCTGGCCGGCGCGATTCACACGACCGAGATCACCGGCACCCTCTCCTACAGCATCTAAGGACCTCGAACATGAGCGTCAAGACCTACGATTCCTCGCAGGTGATCATCACCTTCGGGCCGCACATCATCTCCGGCTACGCCGAGGACACGTTCATTTCGGTGGAAGAGATGGGCGACGGCATCACCTCGGTGGTGGGCGCCAACGGCGAGAAGGGCCGTTCGATGTCGCAGAACCGATCGCTGCAGATTACGCTCACCCTGCTGCAGACCAGCAAGAGCAACGACGCGCTGTCGGCTGCGGCCGACTTCGACCGCGCCTCGCACGGGCAGGGGGCGCTGCCGCTGGCCATTACCGACCTGACCGGCCGCACGCTGATCGCCGATCCCAGCTCGTGGGTCGTGAAGAAGCCGAACACCGAGTTCGGCGCCGCCATCGGCAACCGCGAATGGACCATCGAAACGTCCAATGACGCGACCTACCACGTCGGAGGCGCGCGCTGATGGCCAAGAAGGAAGTGAAGATCGGGCAGACCACGTTCTACCTGACGACCTTCGCCCCGCGCGACCAGCTGCGGATCTTCGGCGACCTGCAGAAGGAGCTGCTACCGGCGGTGGGCACGCTGCTTACGGCTGCCGCCGGCAAGGCCGAAGCCGGAGATGGCGATCTGGACGAGGCGGTCCTGCTGGGGGCTATCCGGTCCTTCTCCGCTTCGCTGGACGGAAAAGGGCTCGATGCCTGGTGCGGCCGGTTGATCGACGCCGAACGCGTCGCCTACGAGAAGGCCGGGCGCGACGCACGAAAGCTGACCCAGAGCCAGATGGACGACGCGTTCGCTGACTTCGGGGAGATCCTGGAATTGCTCTTCGAGATCATCAAGCTGAACTTCGCCGGCCCTTTGGGGCGGTGGCTCGGCCTCTTTGGGTCGGGCCTCGGGGAGAAGCTGGGCGGGTTGCTGGACGGTTCGAACCCGAACTCGAACGAGAGTTTCTGATCTTCCGGCCAGTGATGGCCGGCATCGTCTCCATGACCGAGGTCAACCAAGGAACGGTTGACCTCATGGACCTGATCAAGCTCAACGCCTTGCTGGATGCCCGCGAGGCATCCGAGGCTGCGGGCCGGAAGCCGAAAGGAAAGTAGCCATGGCCTTGCGCGAGCTGGTCACTGTCCTCCGCTATGAACTGAAGGACGGGAACCTCAAGAAGTATGTAGAAGGCTATCGCTCGGCGGAGAAGCAGATCAACGCGGTCGCGAAGGTGGCCACGGACAAGCTAAGGACCGCGCTCGGGCGTGCGAACGGTGAGGGCGGCAGGCTTGACAAGACGCTGCGCGGCATGTCACCCGGGATGCAACAGCTGGCAGCGCAAGCCAGGCAGCTGCAAAGGACCATCAACCAGACCAACTCCCCGACGTCGAAATTGCTGAGGGGCTTCTCTCGTCTGAAGTACGAGGTCCGCGAATTCGGAATAGGGCTTCGCCAGGGGGCGCGGCAAGGGTTCGGCGAAGTTCTCCGTCAGATGGATCGGGTGGAGGCCAAGCAGCGGCGTCTGAATCGTGAAGCAAGGTCTTCGCGCAGCCGCTCAGTAGGCGCCGACTTCGGAAGCGTCGGCGGCATGATCCAAGGCCTGATCGGCTTGGCCACGGGCAAGGCATTCGCCGACGCATCGGATGATTGGGCTGGCACGAACGCACGGATCGGCCTGCAAACGCCTGACGACTACACGCGCAACCGCTCTCGCGACTTTCTGTTCAGGACCGCGCAGAGGACGGGGCAGATGTTCCCATCCCTGGCGGACACCTTCGTCTCGATGGCCAGAGGGCGGGAATCTCTCGGCTTGAGCAATGATCAGACCCTGCTGCTTTCGAGCAATGTCAGCAAGCTGCTGAGCCTCGGTGGTGGGTTAGCAGCGTCGCAAGATGCTGCACTGGTGCAGTTCGGCCAGGCGATGAACGCCCAAGTTCTACGCGGTGAAGAGCTGAATTCCATCCTCGAGCAGGCGCCGCGCCTTGCCAAGGCGATTGCGGATGCTCTTGGCACCAGTGTCGGTAACCTTCGACAGCTCGGGCAGGACGGCAAGATCACGTCCAAGGCCATCGCTGGTGGTCTGCTGCGGCAGACCCAGCAGATCGACAGAGAGTTCGAACGTCTGCCCATGACCTTCTCCAGGTCCATGACGCAGATCCGCAATAGCTTCATGCGGCGCGCGGGCGAGATGAATCAGCAGTACCGGCTGGCTGAGCGTTTCAACGTCATCGCTCAGGCTGTGATCGAGAACATGGGCACGATCGGTTCGGCCTTGGGAGCGATAGCAGGCAGCTACGCTGCAGTGAAGGTGTTCCGAGCGCTCGGAACCGTGCTTGGCTTCCTCCAGCGGACCGGCAGGGTCGCAATCCTGTTCTTCTCACGCTTGGCGAGCGGGCGGACCGCTCAGGCCTTCGCGAAGCTGGGCACGGTGGGCCTGCGTTTCCTGCGGGTGATCCGCTCGATCAGCACTGCGATGGCCGCGATCGGATCCATCGGTGCGGGACCGCTTCTCATTGTGGTAGCGGCGATCGCAGCCGCAGCCGCAGCCGTCTACAAATATTGGCAGCCGATCAGTGCCTTCCTTGTAGGGGTCTGGCAGGGGTTTGCGTCGGTGATCGGGCCCGCGATGAATGAGCTTGTGTCGGCGTTCCGGCCTCTGGTGCCGATGTTTTCCGAGCTAGGGGTTCTTCTTGGGGGTCTGTGGCGGTGGTTCATAGAGCTCATTGCTCCAATGGTCGCCACGCAAGAGGAACTGGACAACGCCACGTCCTACGGCAGGACCTTCGGGCAGGTGCTCGCACTGAATCTTCGGCTGGTTCTGGGACTGGTTACGCTGCTGGTGCGTGCGTTCGCCGCCGTCAGCCAAGCAGCGCTCTCGGTGCGAACGATGGTCGCTCAGGCTTGGACTGCCATTGTCGGAACCTTCCAGCGTGGCTGGGCCGCTCTTTCTGGAGCGATTCCCAGTTGGGCAACGACGGGCCTGAACATAGCGGCGAGCACGGTCGGCATGTTCGGCGCAGTATCGCCTGGCTCTGTAGTGAATGCCGGCCGAAGCGCCCAGAACGTATCGAACACCAACAACGCCACCGTCAACGTGACCGCGCCGCCTGGCGGCAATCCTGCCGCCTACGGCGCGGCCGCTCAGCGCGGCACCAGCAAGGCCATGACCGGCTTCCAGTACCAGCTGCCGACCGCAGTCGAGAGCTTCTAAACCACACGGTGCGCGCCGCGGCAATGTCCGTGGCCGCGCCAGCAACATGAGGCCAGATGGCACATGGAATTCTTCCAAGGTTTCACCGTCACCTGGGCGGCAGACGGTCCGGTGGCGGACCTTTCCGAACAGGCCGTCCGAGCTGGATGGGGCTTCATCGGCCAAGTGCCGCCGGCAGTGGAGCAGTTCAACGCGGTGCACCGCGGCGACGGCCTGCGGCAGCAGTGGCTGTTCAATCAGATCAAGGGAGTCACTGATGCGGCGGGGCTCACGCTGAGCTCTGGCGACACTGGGACGCTCTGGCAGGCTGTCAACCAGAAGTTCAATCTCGGGTTCACGCCGGTCCAACAGGGCGGCGGTGAAGGGCAGGGTGCGAACAAGGTATATATCGGATGGGCCGGGAGTACGCTTCAAGCCCAAGTTGATTCCATCAATCTCGGGTCGTTCGTTTTCGCCGCGCGCCAGTTCACCGCTGGCGCAGGATTGACCGGCGGCGGGACGTTCGGCGCTGATCGCGTGCTGTCGATGGGCGCGCCCAGTTCGGTCACTGCGAGCAGCCAGAACGCTGCAGGTGGAACGACGCACACGCACGCCTTTGACGTTTCCTTGCAGGAAATGGCCGGGGTTCTGCCCGTTGCCAAAGGCGGAACTGGTGCAACCGCCCCTGGCGGGGCACGCACGAATCTTGGACTCGGAAGTTTCGTCGCTGCGGCGTCGCAGTTGCTTTCTGGGAATGGCTACTTCGAGTTCCTGTCGGACGACGGGAATAGTCACCTCATCTTGCAGTGGGGGTCAGCGCAGGTTCCGGGAGACGGACAGCTCGCGGTTTCTTGGCCTAAGCCGTTCCCAAATGTATGCCTCGGTGCGATCGCGTGCCTGGGCGGTACGTTCAGCCCCACCGCTGACGCTGGCTGCGCGATCTTCAATCTTCAGGCGAGTGGCGCGACCCTGATGCACGGTGTAGCCGACCCAACCATTGTTCGCTACTTCGCTATTGGACACTGACGATGGCTCTGACAGCGTTGACCTTCAGCTCGGTGTTTGGCACTCGCGCCGCTGTCGGGGCTCTGGAGTTGGACGCGCTGATCAGCGAAGACACGGTGCTGGATAGCTACGCGACCGTCTACCCGGTCGAGGATGGCAGCACCATCACCGACAATGTGTCCAGCGATGCCGAGAAGCTGTCGCTATCGGGCATGGTGACCTCGGCACAGATCACTGTCTTCGGCGCCAATGGCTGGCAGAAGCTGGTGCAGGCCAAGGACGTCCTGCGCCGCCTCCACGAGGCGCGGGAGCTGATCACGATCAGCACCGGCATGGATACCTACACCGACATGGTGATGGAACGTTGCCGGATCGGGCGCACCAACGAAGGTGACCATTTCTCGGTCGACTGTGACTTCCGGAAGATCGTGAAGGCCCAGCTGAAGACCGATACCGTCCCGGAGGACAAGGCAGCCCCGAAGGCCAAGGGAAAGGCGGGGTCGACCCGCACCAGTGGCGGCAAGGCCAGCACGGAAGACCTTGCCGAGCAGGAACGCCAGAAGGCTACGCAGTACGTCAATGAAGGCCTCGGCCTCGGCGGCGATGGCATTTCGCCGGGGGTGATGTGATGTTCAAGATCAGCACGATCGACGCCAATGACCAGCTGCTGGAGGTCGAGCTCGACGGCGAGACCTTCTTTGTCCGCCTCAGCTGGAACAGCGAGGCCGAGCAGTGGGTAATGGAGGTCCAGAACTACAACCAGGAGACCCTGGTCGCCGGCATCGTTGTGGTGCCGAACGTTCCGCTGCTTGCTCGGTTTCACTACCTGCCGCTGCCGGCTGGCGAGTTGATGGCATTGGTTCTCGGCGATACGGCGGGAATTCCCCGTGACGGCTTCCTGAAGGGTCTGGCCAGCCTCATCTACATTCCCGCTGCAGAGATCGCCTGATGCCCCGATTCCGCCGCACCTATCGCCTGGTTGTCGGACCGCAGGGCGGGCAGGGCACGTCTATCCTGCCGCCGATGCAGATCCAGTTCGACGTTCAGAAGGATGCCGGGGAGGATCCGAACGTGCATTCGATCCGGATCTACAACCTCGCTCCGTCGACACGGAAAGCACTGGAGAAGCCCGACCTTCGCGCCTATCTCTACGCGGGATACGAGGAAGAGAGTGGGGCCATCCTGGTGGCGGCTGGCACGGTGGTCGATGCTTTCACTCGCTTCGATTCGCCCGACGTGGTCACCGAGCTTGCAGTCGTCGATGGGTATGGTGAGCTGCGCGACAGCGCAGTGAGCCTGAGCTATGGCGCCGGAGCAACTTCAGCCACGATCATCCAAGACGTGGCAGGAAAGATGGGACTGGTGCTGAACATGCCTCGGTCTCTCACGCCGAGGTCATGGGAACACGGGTTCAGCTTCTACGGACCCGCCCGCGCCGCGCTGCACAAGCTGTGCAAGGGTGCCGGCCTGGAGTGGTCAATCCAGAATCAGACGCTCCAGGTGGTGGCCACAAAGGGCGTGACCGAGCGGAGCGTAGTCGTGCTGAATTCGGCATCCGGACTGATCGGGTCCCCGGAGCGTGTGCGCGAGGCCAGCCGGGAGAAGGACGCGGGCGGCGGCAAGACTGTCAGATCCGAGCGGCAGCGCCGAGATGGCTGGCGCGTCCGATCACTGCTGCTTCCTTGGTTGAATCCCGGCGACCGGGTACGAATGGACAGCCGGCAAGTCAAGGGGATCTGGCGAGTCGAATCGGTCTCGCACAGTGGCGACTACCACGGCGGTGACTGGACAACCGATCTGCATATCGTGGAGGTGCCATGAGTCAGGTGTCCGACCTTCGGCGGCTGATCGCCACCGAACTGGCAGAGGTGCACACCTGTCTGCCCGGGAAGATCATCAGTTTCGACGGGCACTCTGCTGTTGTTGAGCCCGTGCTTAGCAAAGCTCTGGCCTCGGGTGAGACGCTGGCCGCACCACGGATCGTCAGCGTCCCCGTTCACTTCCCGCGCGGAATGGCTGGCCAAGCCACCATCTCGGTGCCGCTGGCGGCTGGCGATGACGTGACGCTGCATTTCTCCGAGCGGGCGCTGGAGAACTGGCTCTCCGGGGCAGATGGAGAGCCGGGAGATCCCAGGATGTTCGATCTGAGCGACGCGTTCGCCACGACGGTCTGTCGGCCAGGCGTGCAGCAGGTCGACACCGAGAACCTGGTGGTCCAGTTCGGCTCGGCCAGCATCACCATCACGCCTGCGGGCGATATCGCCATCACTGCCGTCGGTGCAGCGAGCATTTCTGCTCCTGCGGGTCTGACGATTGATGCGGATGTCGTGCTCAGAGGAAAGCTGGACGCAACGGGCGATGTCACCGCAGACGGTGTGAGCCTGATCGAACACATCACGACCGGCGTCACGCCCGGAACCGGAACTTCTGGGAAGCCGCAGAAATGAGCCTGGACCTGAAGCTAAATGCGGTGCACGACCTTGCCGTGGACAGCACCAATGTGGTGCTGGTGGACGGCGCGTCGCGAGTGCGGCAGCAGATCAAGGTCACCCTGATGACCTGGCTCGGGGAGTATTTCCTCGACGTGACGTTCGGAGTTCCCTACCTGGAATCCATCCTGGTCAAGCGGCCCAACCGCAGCGAAATCGAGGCGGTACTCCGACAGCGGATCAACGACGTCCCTGGCGTAACCGCGGTTACCAGCATGCAGTTGAACATCGATCGCGAGCGCCGTCGGCTGGAGGCGAGCTTCCAGGCCAGCACAGACGAAGGCCTCATCGCCGACACCATCACACTGGAGTAGAACATGGCCGAATTCGGCGTGACCCCGGCCGGGTTCATCCGCAAGCGTCTGGCGGACATCCGGCCCGAAATCATCGCAGCTCTGCGGAACAACTTGCAGGCGGCTGGACTCTCCGGCGACATCGAGACACGACCCGATTCAGTGATGGGCATTCTGATCGATACGTTCGCCGAGCGCGAGGCCGCCCTCTGGGAACTGTCCGAGGGGATCTGAACTTGGACAATGCGGTCTCTCTGACTGGGGCTGAGCGCGCGAGCGCAACGCCCTCCCGTGGCTACGTGGTGCTGTATGGCGTGGGAGGCACTGTGGTTCCGGCCGGTAGTCGCATCCGGAGTGCGGCCAGCGGCGAGCAGTGGGGTCTCGCGCATGAGGGCAGGATCACCAGGTCCAACACCGCCGATGCAACGGTCAGCTTGAACGGACAGCCTGTTGCGCAGGACTACACGATCTACATTGACGGCGTCGGGTACACCTTCGACGCGGCTGCCGGCGCCACCGAGGCACAGATCCTCAACGGGCTCGCCACGGCCATCACCGATTCCACGGTTGCCGCGTCGGTAGATGGGGCACAGCTACGGCTGATGGCCGCCGATGGAACAGGCTTCCCTCTTGGCTTCACGCCTAACCTGAGAGTGGGCATTCTGGGTAGTCCAGCTTTGGCCGAGACGGTGCAGCCATCGACGTTGGGAGCCGATCCGGGCACGCTGACGATCATCGACACTGGCGTGGCCGGATGGGCGTCGGTGAACAACCCGTCGCCGGCTGCAGCGGGTGCTCCAGCGGAAAGCGATTCCTCTCTGCGCAATCGGTATGGGGAAGGCTTGTACCGCATGGGAGGCGCGACCCTCCCGGCAATCGCTGCACGGGTGCGTGCAGACGCCGCCGGCGTTACCAATGTCGTCGCCTATGAGAACACCAGCGACTACGCGGATATGGCAGGCAGGCCGCCACACTCGGTGCATGTCATCGTGGAGGGTGGACTGGACCTTGAGATTGCCGAAGCGATCCGAGACTCCAAGGCGGCCGGAATTGCTACACATGGCGCGTTCGCTGTTCCGGTGGAGACCGCTTCCGGACTGCAATCGGTCATCCGGTTC